GCAAACGAAAACACAAAGTTCCAGATCAACTACAAGTTGGCTGACGGAACTCTTATCAACCTTTATGCTGCAGATGTAAAGGACCTAGAGACAGGTCTAGTTGACCTATCAATGGTGGCACAGTTGATTAAGTCAACAGCTGCTGACCTTGGTGGTAGCAACGCTACAGCTGCTGCAGTACAGAACATCCAGGCAGCATTCAACGCAACACCAGTAGCAGTAACCAGTACTGGTCAGGATGCAGCAACTGCAACCAAGATGTGTAAGCACGGCGCAATGTCATACAAGAGCGGTACCTCAGCGAAGGGTCCTTGGCAGGGCTATATGTGTCCATCGCCAAAGGGCGCACCAGATAAGTGCGAGACTATCTGGGTTCGTTAATGTATGCGCGAGCCAAGGTTCTACGAGAACCCTGCCTGCGCTGAAGTAGGAGGTGACTTTTGGTTTCCGGAAAAAGCCGACGGGTCAATGAATACTGTAGAGATGGTGATGGCAAAGTCTATTTGCCGTACCTGTCCACACAAAGCTGAATGTGCAGAGTGGGGAATCAACAAAGAAGTACACGGAATCTGGGGCGGTTTAGCACCACGAGAACGTGAATATATTAGACGAGACAATAAAATAAAACTGAGGGAGGAAGACGTTGCTTGATCTACAACGTGCGTGGGGAACTGTCCTCACGAAAGCAACGCCTCTTCCTGATGTATGGACTGCGCTCGCAGAGAAGCAGGTGAAGTTCCGTAGGGGACAAGTCTGTATGGTAGCTGCAGCGCCTAACGCTGGTAAGTCTATGTTCGCACTTATCTATGCAGTAAAGGCACAAGTACCTACGCTGTTCTTTTCAGCAGATACTGATACCACTACTGTGATGATGAGAGCAGCAGCTCACGCGAGTGGGCATAACCAAGTAAACGTCGAACAGAATCTATCTTCTGATTCGCACTACTACGACAAGCACTTCGATAAGTTAAAACATATCAAGTGGGTCTTTGACTCTAGTCCGTCACTCGATGATATCGAGTTAGAGATTAAGGCATACGTAGAGTTGTACGGCCAAGCCCCTGAGTTGATCATCATAGATAACCTTATGAATGTAGCTGCAGAGACAGACAACGAATGGGCTGGGCTTCGTGCAATTATGATGGAGCTTCACGATATGGCACGTAAGACTGAAGCCTGCGTACTGGTACTGCACCACGTCAGTGAGCAGTCAGAGTATGGCTCACCTAGTGAACCGCCAGCACGTCGTGCTATCCACGGTAAGGTCAGTCAGTTACCTGCCTTGATACTTACACTGGGCTACAACCCAGTCACTGCTGAGTTAAAGATTGCTGCGGTGAAGAACCGCTTTGGTCCACACGCAGCAGATGGCAAGGACTATGCCATACTCCTGGTCAACTATGGTGCCTGTCAGATATCTGATAAGAACGCCTACGGAGCAATGCTCCAGCACGATGCACGGTACGGGTATACTGGTAATTACATACCAGAGGATGAGTATGGACACGAGGTTGCTGTATGACACACGATGAATTGCTAGAAAAACTGACTGACTACGAAGCGCACTTTGACCAAGTGCGTGACGAAGAAAAAGCATATAACGCGCTTCGTGCAGTAGTGGAATTGCATAAGCCCGAAAGAATAACCATTGAAGGGTTCAAAACAGAGTATTGGTGTATGGCAGACAATAATGAACCAACTCCTTATCCCTGCCCCACCATTTTACAAATAGAAAAGGAAATTAAATGAATAAGAACAATCTTTTTGCATTAGTAATCAATATTGCTGGCGCATTTTCGTGGTATTGGCTTGGTTATTTGAACGGCAAAAAGAAAAAGTGTAATGAAACTTATGTAATAAATAATTTTGATAGCACTTTTAAGGAAAAGAAATAATGAAAGCAAAATGTTTTTGTGGTCAGCCAGCAACGGGTCGCAATACAGTAAGAGACAAAAGGGGCTTGGATTATTCAATGGTTTATGTTTATTCAACTTGCGATGAGCATTGGGATTCAACCCCGCCAGAATTGTGGGCACCATCTAGGCAAGAGGCTTGGAAGGCTGCTATTGAAAGGGGGCAGAAGTGAATACTTGGCAATTTCTAATACTAACCAATGTTGCAATCATAAATATAAATGTTTCATATTTGTGCTATATCGTTAGGAGCAAAAATGACTCACGATGAACTGATGGTAAAAATAAATCAGCGTTATTGGAAAATGTTTAATCACAATTCTCAAGACCAAACTGAGTCAGGTATTGAACATAGGACATTTATACAAAACCAATACTTTGCCCTTCGTGCAATAGTGGAATTGCACCCTATGTGGACTGACTATAGGTACACTGAAACAAGTAAAGAGTTAGTGGAATTTTGTGGTTGTTGTCAGGAGAAATGGCCCTGCAAAACCATTCAAGTTATTCAGGAGGAGTTAGGCAATGGCTAACACAGAGATTCAGTATCTAAAGAATGAAATCAAACAACTCAAGGCTGATATGGCTAACCTCATTATGGCCTTGATTGAACTGAAAGTATTTAAGATTACGACAGATGAGAACGGTAACCCTGTCTACGATACTGGTAAGAATGAGTAGTCCGAAGTACAACAAGGCTAAGGGTGCAGCCTTCGAGATCGATGTGATGAAATGGTTTCGAGGACTGGGTGTATTAGCTGAGCGCTTACGTCTAGCGGGTAAAGATGACGAAGGTGATTTAGTATGTGTAGTCGCGGGAAAGACATACATACTAGAACTCAAGAACACGGCAAGACTAGACTTGCCAGAGTTCTGGAGGCAGGCAGAAGTTGAGGCGCTTAACTACGCTAAGGCTCGTGGTATTGGGGAAGTTCCACTGCATTATGTTGTAGTTAAGCGTCGCAACGCTGGCATAGATAAGGCTTGGGTAATCCAACCTATTGATCAGTGGCTAAAGGAGAAGCAATGAATAACACAAAGAAACAATTATTAGAAAAGATTGATTATATTAGGAAGCAATCATTAGGACAGATTGATTACTTAAGCAACAATGTTGCTTGGAAGTGGCAGTTTGAAAGATTGCAAAGCGAAGTGACTACATTTAAGAACGTATTGATTGAAGCAGGAATCTTAGTAAGTTCAAAAGGTATAAACCAGACAATCATCGTGGTTGATGGCGAGCAGTACTCAATTAGAAAGGTTAAATAAATGCCAGTACCAGGCGGAGAAATCACAAGCACAGAAACGTGGAGCGAAGCCCCAGTCGAAGAAGTAGTAGAAGCAGTAGAAGAGGAGTTGCCAAGTGAGCCTGACACTATTCAAGAGGATTGATATTGATGTTGACTGGTACTTCACAGCAGTATCAGTAGGCTTTACGTTACACAGACGTGGCTTCCAGTTGTCACTTGTCTTCTTTGATATTAGCTTTTACTACATCAGTCCTAAGTACAGAGCTGAGATTGATGAACGAATCAAGGCTGCCAAGGCGATTGTCCACGCTATGGAAGAAGAGCAGTGGTACGAAGGATGAAGTGGCGGAGTAAAGCTACCGGCACTGAGTTCAAGGCATATGATTCTTTTAGCCCCGCTCAGAAAGGCTATTGGATAATGTTACAACCAGAAGGCAGTGAGCATTACGGCCCACACATTACTTACCAAGAACTGATTGAATCTTTTGAGAAGGTGGAAGAATGATCTGTCAGCCTTGTATAGATGCAGGCGAATATAATCGCTTGAATCAGTTAAAACTTAGCGAAGCACATCACGAACAATGCGAGGGGTGCGTATGCCAGCACAAGACTGGTCCAGGGTACGTAAGGCGGGAAAGTTCAAAGGCAAAGTAGATGCCAACGATATCCCGATAGATGCCATCGTCAGGTTCTTTGGTGGTGAAGTAAGAGAAGGTAAGTCAGCCAGCGTACGGTGCTGCTTACACTCAGACAGTAGAAGGTCTGCTGTTATGAACACGTACGACAACTTGTACTACTGCCATACCTGCGGTAAGGGTGGTAATGCAGCTAACCTAGTGTGCATACTAGAGAACTTGGAGTTTAACGATGGCCTCAAACGTGCAGTCGAAATTGCAGCTGGAAGCGGCGCAGCGATACGCACAACAAATAAGTCCGGAGGCTCTCGTCGCACTCTCAGAACGTGGGATCTCTGAGGAGATAGCTGCGCTCTATATGCTCGGTAGCGTGACTGATCCTATGAATGGTCACGAGATGCACGATGGGTGGATATCTATTCCATACATCACTGCGATGAACCACTGCGTAGGCTTTAAGTTCCGTAGGTTAGATGATGGTAAGCCTAAGTACGGTAGCCCTACTGGGCAGAAGGCTCACCTCTATAACGTTACTGATACCACCATTTTGAGTAAGCACATCGTGGTCTGCGAAGGTGAGCTGGACACAGTCATAGTCTCAGGTGTCCTTGGTATCCCAGCAGTGGGTGTACCTGGAGTGCAGGCTTGGAAGCCACACTTTGCTAAGTTGCTCAACGGTTATGACACTGTCTACATCGTAGGAGATAACGACGTGAAAGAAGATGGCACCAACCCAGGTGCTGAGTTCTCTAAGCGCGTGGCATCCGAGGTTCTTAACGGAACTATTGTTACACTTCCTCCTAATATGGACATCAATGACTACTACTTAGCCTATGGAGCGGAAGCGACAAAGACTTTGCTGGTAGGTGAGGCGATTGGATAAGAATGAATGGCAACAGATGATACAGACTTTGCATACTATGGGCTTTCACATCTTAGAGATCAACGTCGAACAGGAGACACTACTAATATGTCCAACAGCAACCCGCTCGTAGACCATCTAGCAGTTACTGGTTACCGCGCTAGCGGTGTATCTACTGAAGACCTTACGTCTTTCATTGAATCCTTTGCATCGCTTCGTGCTTCCCGTGTGCGTGGAGTGGGAGCAGACCAGTATGCAATAGCACAAGGACAGAAGTTCGAGTCCTTTACTGTGGCAGATACCATTAGAGAACTGATTGAAGAGCTGGCAGATGCTAGTAATTACATAGACTTCCTTGCCATTAAGTTACTTAACTTACAACACACTATAGATTTGGTGCTACCTGACTGTGACTGAGATACATCCATCCATATATGACATCGTACCTAGCGTAGCTAGTACTGTGCATAAGAGTTACAAGAAGTTCGTTGAGCGTGATGACGTTAAGCAGGAGTGCCTGCACTGGGCGCTGACTCGTGCTGACTATATCAACGAGCAGTTGGGTGAAGAGAATGTAGAACAACGCAGACATAACGAGCAGAAGATTGCGTGGCAGATGAAGCGTGCTGCTGAGCGTTACTGTCGTAAGGAGAAGGCTACTAAGTCTGGCTATCAGTTAGGTGATGAAGCCTACTATCAGAGCGCTACCTTAGGTCAACTACTACCCTTTGTTATTGCATCAGTACTAGACGGTACTGTGCTAGAGCAGGCTCAAGAGATGATCCGTGATGGGCAACCGAAGGGTTCGTCAAGCCCTGCTGAAGGTGGCAACCTACTGGCTATGCTCATCGATATCAAAAGTGCGTACGAAGATTTGAATGAGAAGGACCAGAAGATACTGGCACTGCGTTACCACGAGAACCTAACGCTAGCGCAGATAGGTGCAGCACTAGAGTGTCACTTCACTACAGCAGACCGCAGGGTTAACCACGCTATGCGTGAGCTGAACAATAAACTAGGTGGAGCAAGTCCATACCAGTGAACGAGATAATCCTGTATGACTTTCTTAAACTTAATCTCTACCCTGATTTGCTGCGTGCTCCTGGAATCTATGATGCCTTCGACTGCACCAGTGAGAAGGCCGGTCACTTCATCGAACTGAAGTGTCGCCAAACCCATTATTCTACGCTACTTATAGAGCAGATGAAGTACCGCAAGCTCATCGAGCAGGCCTATCACAGAGAACTTTTGCCCTTCTATATCAACAGCACTCCTCTTGGTATCTACTCCTTTGATCTTACAGAGTTAGATGAACCAGAGTGGTTCGTTCATCAGATGCCAGCGACTACAGAGTTTGAGAACACTAACAAGGTTGATAAGATAGTAGGGTACTTAGACATAGAGGAGGCGGTTAAACTATGAAATTTATATGCAGGATATTTGGTTGCAAATTATTCCATCTTAACTCACACAATGTAACGTGTCAGCGTTGCGGAACTAGAGTGAAAGTATGAGTATGTTATCTGCAGTTGTTTCACTTGTTTGTACTGCACTTAATGTTGGTTTATGTATTGGTTATGTAGCAGGAAAGAATAGACGATGAAGATTGAGATAGACCTAGACAAAGTGCGCTTTGATGTGCAGGCACGCAAAGAGATTGACCCTGCGTTCAAGACAGTTCAAGTAAGACGCTACGGTAAGCAGATGATGGCACACGACTCAATACCAGATGAGATCTGCATTGAGCAGATGACGGCTTTGATTAAGTCAGAGATAAGCAAACTAATGCTGTATGCACCTGATGTATCTGATATCAAACCTAATGATGTACGCATTGAACCAAACTATTTTGGTGGCAAAGTTATTGTTGGAGATTTCTATTACGCTTCTGCTATCGCAGACTACTGGTTTGCTGAGCAGGAAAGAGCCGTAGCTAAAGCCAGACTCGATGCCGTTGAAGAGTATAAACAACAGCTTTCAGAAGGCTTGACAGATAAGGATAATGAAGATGACCTATGACTACGAGTGTACAAAGTGTAAGAACAGTTACACAGTTGAGCGTGGCATCCGAGAAGAAGAAGTGTTGCCAGTATGCGTTGGTTGTCACGAGTCTATGACTCGCGTCTGGTCTGCGCCTGGCATAATTTTTAATGGGAGTGGCTTCTATGTCAACGGGGGTTGAGTACCCGAACTGGTTTGCCCAAGCTGCACAGCAGAACTTTGAGACACACCTTACTGAGTACGCTGGCAAAGATAACCTTAAGTTCTTACAGCTTGGTGTATTTACAGGGGACACTAGCGTATGGCTAGCAGAACATATCCTTACTGGTACTGGTTGCTGGTTGATAGATGTAGATACGTGGCAGGGTAGCGATGAAGAAGCGCACGAGACTATGGACTTTGCTGATGTCTTTGCTACCTATCTATCTAAGATAGAGCCATACAAGAATAGGATTCGTCCGTTCAAGCAGACTACTACTTGGTTCTTA